TCCTCTAGACAGAGTTTAGGCGCAGGTGGTGCATTAACTATTAACATGCCTGGTATGAGCATTACTGAAGCTCCATCTGTTGTTAGAAGCACATTAGATGATTTAGTAGCTTTAGGATATAATATAGGTTTAGGCGCGGCAGACGCTACTCTACCATTTGCTTATTCAAGTTATGCTGTAGATCCAACAGGCATAACAACTATTTCACCTACTGTAACGCCTCCGGCAGGTTCTGTATTTACAGCAACTAATGGCCTTAGCATAAGCGCTAGCGGTGTGATAACTATAGGGACATTTAGAGGTGGTTCTACAATTAGATGTACATATCCTGATGGTTGTTACAACGAAGTTGTTATGTTGATACAAGTTCCGTTTGTAATGAGAACTGTAATACCTGGTCTTGTCGGTAGCACAACTTATTTAGATATGGAAGTAAAACCTCAAATGTCAGCTGGCGAATGCTTTGTTGATTGGGGTGATAGTAATTCAGAAACTTTAACAGGTAATACAACTCATACTTACGCATCTGCAGGTACTTATGATATAAAAATATTTGATTCACCAAGTGGTTCTAAATTTGAAAACTTTAGTGGGTATTTCCCAACTTATGCAGGTATAAATAGCGCTACTTATGGATCAACTTATGATATAGATATAATCCAATGGGGTGAAATACAATGGAAAAATCCTTCAGTTAGTGGACAAGGTTGGTTCTCTATTTCTGCAAACCAAAAAAGCTATATAGAACTAGCTGCTGCTTCTAACGATGCTCCAGACTTGTCTCAAGCAACTTCTTTAAGAAAAATGTTTGGAACTAGTGGTGGAGGCGCTGGACAATCTGATATAGCTAGATTTACAGATCCAAATGATAGTATGAGATCTTGGAATACAAGTACTATAACTGATATGTCTGAAATGTGGAAAGCTAAATTAACTGATTCAAGTCTTAGTTTAGATCTTTCTCAATGGGATGTTAGTAATGTTGAGACTTTTGCTAGTATGTTTGATTCTGGTTCAGGTAATCAACAATCATCTATTGGAGATTTAGATATAAGTGGTTGGGACACACAGCGAGCTACTAACATGAGCCGTATGTTTTACAGAACATCAGCTAATTCCGTTACAGGGCTAGGTGATTTAAACACTTCGTTGGTAACCACTATGTCACAGATGTTCAACAATGCTAGTAGTGGAGTGGTAGGACAAGCTGGTGAAACTTTTGCTACTAAAATGGTAAGTGGAACACTAAGATGGGATGTTAATAACGTTGTTTCTTTTAACAATATGTTTCAAGATGCAGAACAACTAAGTAATGCTAATTTTCCAACAAATTGGAATATAACATCTGATGCTTCTAAAACAGTTAGTATGTCAACAATGTTTGGTGGTACTCCATCAGGTCTTACTGGCGTTACAAACTTAGATGCTTTTGCAACAAAAACTATAAATGAAACTTGGTACGGAGGAACTTCTTATACTTCTTGGAACATGAGTAGAGTAAGTAGCTTAAATCAATTTGCTTATTCAGCTGGTGGTGGTCCAATATCTAGAAATTACAATATAGCTAGTTGGCAAATAAGTTCTGCTCTTACAAATATGTATTATATATTTGGAGGTAAGACCGGTGGAAATGGAAGTGTTTGGCAACAAGATGTAGGTCATTGGAATGTTTCTGGATTAGATGATGGACCTAGTAAAATTAGTTACTGGTTATCTGCTAGAAATGGACAAAGTCCGCCTAATATGGCGACTTCTATTTACGATTCAATATTAGATGTTACAGATGGTTGGGGTTCTCAAACTGGAACTGCCGGTTTTCCAACAACAATAACCATGCAAAATGGTACTAGTAAATATACCCCAGGTATATCAATTGAAGGTACAACAAATAACACTGGAACTTCTACCACTATATATGATAGTACTAAAAACTTTACTAACGAAGGTAATGCTGGAAATATAGCAGTAGGGGATATATTGTATAATAAAGATACCCTCCAATATTCAAAAGTATTATCATTTGGTACTTACACAGTTGTTACTGATCAATCAATATGGGGAAGCAGTGGCATTAATTATAGAGTGGAAAATTCTAATGCTGCTAGAGGTAAAATTGCTTTAATAAACGCAGGTTGGTTTGTAAATGATGGAGGAGCTTATATACCACCTGTTACTCCTTTGCAATTACAGTTTACAGTTGCTTCAAACACTCAAACACAAATAGACATACCTTATGTACAAGGTACTAGTTTTACAGTTGATTGGGGAGATGGTCTTACAGAAACAAGCACTGGTTCAAATAATAGAACACTATCACACACTTATAATGATGGTAACAATAACAACGTTACAAATCCAACAGTAAGTATTAACGCCCAAGGCGATCTTAATCCTCTTACAGGTTTTAGTTTTGGTCAAAGCGGCGGCGGCAGTAAAGCACTTCTAATAGATATTCCTGCTTGGGGAAATACTCCTTTCACTTATGTTCAATCACTATTAAGTGGATGTAATAATTTAAATACTTTATCTGCCACAGACGCTCCTATCATAACAACTAGTAACTTTTACAATATGCTCGGAAGTACTGGTACTTTGGGTAATGCTGATCTTACTTCTTGGGATGTAAGTAGTGCTACTTATACAGGTTATATGTTTGCAGGTTCATTGTTTAATGGGAATATCAGTAATTGGGATGTTAGTAATGTAACTAATATGTCTTATATGTTTAATGGTGCTGCTTTTAGTGGTAATATAAGTAGTTGGGATGTTAGAAATGTTACAGATGCTGGTAGACAATTTATAGGCATGTCCGGAAATCCTGATATTACAGGTTGGTTTTATGAAAGTCTTACTACTGCTTATTTCTGGGCTTGGAGCGCTAGTAACTTTAATCCTGGACCATTTAAAATTGGAGCAACAGCGACTAATCAAAATTGGAAATATATGCATAATGGTACTTCTTGGTCAACAAATAATTGGACAGACTTTTTAGTGTTAAATGCTAATGCTGCAAATGCTAGAAACCCTAAAACTCCTACAAGTGCACTTCTTGCTCCAGGTACTAATGGTAAAACTTTTGATACAACTAGAACATATAATACTGGATTTCCAAATGGTGGAAGAGCTTTTTCATTTTTAACTGCTGATGTTACTATATCAGGAGGCTCGTCAGCTATTAATGGAGTTTATGCTTATAATTATACTACTCAAAAATGGGTTAAAGATGGTGATTCAGAAAAAACAATAGAATGGAACGCGGAAGAATCAGTATGGGAAGTTTTAAGTGCTGGAGTTTCTCAGCACGTAGGATCTGGCGGAACTCAAGGAAATGGTCCTGAAAGCTCGACTTCTTGGACTGGTGGAATAACAGTAGTAGACTCAAGTATGGGATGGAGTATATCAAATAGTCTTATTACATAAATATAAATATGATAGTTATAAATGCAGTAACTCAAGAAACGTGGTGGATAACTTACAACGCAGATAAGTCTATAGTTCATTATGGTCACTCGACAATAGGTGAAGCCATAGCTAGTGGCCAGCCTTTAAGTGATCCGTTATATTACAATGAAGCAGACTGGATAGCAAGATTAGCAGAACTAGGTATTACACCTGATACACCACCTGAATAAAATAAAAATGGCAGAAATTAATAGCATAATATTTCCAAACCCTCCTTTATATTGGATTGGATGGGAAGATAACACTGAGTCAGCTGTTCAAGGATATGGTCTTGTTACAACTGAAGAACGATTAGACACAATATATCATATCACTAGTTATGTAGATGAAGTTGTATGGAAAAGTGTTTTATTGCAACATGGTATTGATCCAGATCCAGACGAGGAAGAAGAATAAATGTAAAAAATTGTTATGAGTGGTAATATTCCTATAGATAACCCCGCTATCAGAACTTATTGGATAGCTTATGAAAACTCAATGAAGGAAGTAGTTGAAGGTTATGGATTTGTAGATCCTCAACAAAAGCTTTTGTCTAAATGGTTTATTGATGAAACCATAGACGAAGACGAATGGTTGGCTGAACTTGCTACACATGGTATAGTTCCAGATCCACCAGAATAAAATAAATATAATTAAATTAAATTAAATGGAAAATAAAATAACAAAAGAAGAACTTAAGCAAGCTTCAAAACAACAAGAAGATCTTCAAAAAGTAATATTAGATATTGGCGTTATTGAAACTAAAAAACACGCAATGCTACACAAAATAGCAGATATAAATACTGAAATTGAAGAACTTAAAAAAGTATTAGAAGAAAAATATGGCCACGTTAATATAAATCTTGAAGATGGCACTTACACACCTGTAGAAAATGAAGAAGATAAGAAAGATTAGTATAGGTGCTGATTATAAAAACGAAGCCATGCATTATTCTCTAGGTCAAGAAGTATATGGAGGACACATTATAAATGATATATTATTTGAAAACAAAGATGAATCATATAACATTTATATAACCAAAAATAAAGAAGTACTTCCTTGGAAAAAATTTAATCGTAATATGGCTATTTCTGTTGAATACGATTTAAATTATTAATGAAAAGTTTATACCAATTTATAATTAAACCCTTAAATAATAGGTATGATAATATACGAAAAGTTAATGATAATGAACTTATTATTAATACTAGTATTGAAGATCATAGGTTTGTTAGTAAAAAAGCTAAAGTAATATCAATACCTAAAGCTTATAAAACTAAAATCAAGCAAGGTGATGAGGTTTATGTACATCATAATATATTTAGAAGGTATTATGATATGAAAGGTAGAGAGAAAAATTCTTCTACTTTTTTTAAAGATAATTTATATTTTGCTTATCCAGAGCAAATATATATGTACAATAATAAATCTCATTTAAATTATTGCTTTGTAAAACCATTATTAAATAAAAACTATTTAAGCATTAATAAAGAACAAAACCATATTGGTATATTAAAATATGGGAATAATGTCTTAGATGCTCTTAAAATAAAACCTGGGATGCTTATTACATTTACGCCAAATTCAGAGTTTGAATTTATAATAGGTGATGAGCGACTTTATTGTATGAAATCAAATGATATAGCTTTAATCCATGAATACAAAGGAAACGAGAAAGAATATAATCCGAGCTGGGCGAAAAGCAGTTGACGAGTTAATTAAAGTAGCTGAAGAAGAAATTATAAACGAAGGTAATGATGATCTTGCAGCTGATAGATTAAAAAACGCGGCAGCTACAAAAAAGCTTTGTATAATGGATGCTTTTGAAATACTACAGCGTATTGAGGAAGAAGAAAATGTTTTAAAAGGTATTGATAATCCTAAAGAAACAAAATCTTTTAAAGGCTTTGCGGAAGGGAGAAGTAAATGATTTACAAACAAACCCTTTGGAAAGAAGTTAAAGATATTATAAATCCTAAGATATTAGCTAAAAACAATAGGTTTAAAAAATGGGAGTATGGATACAACTCTGATTATGATTTTATAGTAATAAGTAAAACAGGTAAAATTGGACAAATCATTGAAATACAAAATCTCAGGATTGCTTTACCAACAGCAGATGAACCGTTTAAACGAAGCAAAAACAAAAAGGAACAATACTGGCAGCAGTTTGAATATCCAAAAGAATTACAAAAAATAAAAACAAGATTTGACTGGGAAGAATATTCTGTAGAGTTTAAAGAAAAATGGTATGACTATATTGATCAAGAATTTAAACGTAGAGAAGAAGGTTTTCATTTCTTCAATAACGGCAGTCCTATATATATTACTGGTACTCATTACATGTACTTGCAATGGTCAAAGATTGACGTTGGAGCACCAGATTTTAGAGAAGCAAATAGACTCTTCTTTATATTTTGGGAAGCATGTAAAGCCGATACAAGATGCTACGGTATGTGCTACCTTAAAAACAGAAGATCTGGATTCAGCTTTATGTCAAGTGCGGAACTTGTTAACCAAGCTACAATATCTTCCGATTCTAGATTCGGCATATTGTCCAAGTCTGGTGCCGATGCCAAAAAAATGTTCACAGATAAAGTTGTCCCAATATCCGTTAACTACCCGTTCTTCTTTAAACCTATTCAAGACGGGATGGACAGGCCGAAAACTGAACTGGCATATAGAGTTCCGGCCGCGAAGCTTACTCGTAGAAAGCTCCAGGAAAATATTAAAGAATTAGAATTAGAAGGATTAGATACAACTATTGATTGGAAAAATACTGGTGATAACTCTTATGACGGTGAAAAGCTAAAACTATTAGCTCATGACGAAAGTGGTAAATGGGAAAGACCTGATAATATATTAAATAACTGGAGAGTTACAAAAACTACACTACGTTTAGGTTCAAGAGTCGTAGGTAAATGTATGATGGGCTCTACTTCAAACTCTTTAGATAAAGGTGGGGAAAACTTCAAAAAACTTTACTACAATAGTGACGTTACTAAAAGAAATAG